TATTATCATATGTTTTAATACCCAGATTTATTTTAGTAGTAAATTTTTGAGGCACAGGTCTATATAAATTTTTGTTACACGCCATGATAGCAAGTCCTGAACTAATAGTAGCATCGTGCTTAGTTCTGCTATTTATATTAAAGACAGCCCAATCTTCTAATGTTTTTTGGTGATACATATCACCGTAGTTATTATCTTTAGCTCCTACAAAGTTTTCAATATAACTTTCTACTGCAGCTGCATGAGCTTGTTTTATATCTTCACTTGAGTTAGGTATTCCACCTATCTCTTTTTCAGTTACAGATAATTTATTAATAAGTTTATCAGGTCTGTTCATGCTAAATCCTCTATATCCTCTACGTTTCAAATAATACAATAATCTAGGTTTGTTATTTTCACAGAGTAAAGGCATACCATAAAATACTAAAGCCATTAATACGTCTTCAAAGAATATTTCCGCTGTTTGTGGTCTAGCTATATATTCTAAGAAAAAATGATTATTTGGAGCGTCTTCCATAGAAAACTTAGTTAGTCCGTGTAATGCTCCATTAGACCCTTTACCATCAACAGTACCGCTAATGTCGTAACTATCACAGCCAAAAGCTCCAACGTGTTCATTAGCAGGATATTTAATTCCATTTTTTATAATCACTCGGTTTTGAAGATTTTTAGGTGGTACCCAACTAATTTTAAATCTTCCGTCATTGTTAGGATAGAAAATAACACTAGTATCTTTAACGCCATTCACCCAATTAAAACTACCTTGAGTTACATTTAAACTATTATTTAAACTATCGTTGTAGTCAATTTGTTCATAAATTTTTACTAGATTAAATAAACTTTGCTTTGTTTCGTCTCTAAAAGCGTGAGCTTCAGTTCTTGGAAACTGTCTGTAATATTCATTTAAACTATCTTGATCTGACTTTAAGCCTTCAACCTCGTTTTCCCAGTGTTCAATAACGCCTGTTGTAATTTCAAAACCGTCGACTCCTTTGACAGGATTTTTTTCTCTAACGAAAACAGGTGATCCGTAAGAATCCATGAATCCTTCGTAGTTCCATTCCATAGGGATGAACAAAGAATAGAGTCCAGAAGAAGTTTGTCCATTGCGATTTCTTCTTGTAACGTCTGAATTATAGTATAGTTTTTTGAAGTTGTTTCCACCTTTGTCTAATGAATTAGATGTTGAGCCCATCATACATTTACCTACGACTCTAGATCCTAGTCTTAATGTAGTTTTAGTTACTCTCCAGTTATTTAATATATTATCAGGTCTTTCCCATTTACCACTTTCGTCATGAGCTAACAACTTTAGCTTTTCACCATCATAAGAGTTATCACCAGTATTTTTCCAGTCAATAGTTGTATCAAGTCCGTCTAGTTCCCTAAGCTGTTCATTGCTTTCCAGCTTTCTTCTAGTAAATTTTGAAGCTGGTACTCTATACGCCAGTTCAGTTTTTGGCCTGTCCATACCGTCTTGGATAGGTTTAAAGAAGAACGGGTAGTTAACGGATATTGGGACAACTTTATCTGTAAACATTTTTTTGGCATCGGCACCAGACTTGGACAATATACCGTATCTAGAATCGGAAGATATTGTAGCTTGGTTGACAAGTTCTGCACTTGCCATAAAACTGAATCCAGATCGTCTGTTTTTAAGGTAGCACATTCCATAGCATCTTTGGTCCGCTTTGCATGCTTCCCAAAATATAAAGAAGAGTCTATTTGCTTCTCTAAATTCAGGTGCTCCAACATCGATTTTTGACCACTGCAAGTACATGTAATGAGTACCAGTAATATATACATTATTGCCACGATTGTAGAAATGAAAACCTTCTTCTCTACGTTTAAATTCTTCATCGATATATTCATACCATTTTTCTTTAAAATCACTAGGGTATTCTTCCCAGTCAAACCTACTTTTAATTCTACTTAATTCTTTTGGATATTCAGCTTTTTCCCAATATTGCTCCGCTTTTTTTTCGCTTCGTTTAAACGGTTTATTTGCTGCTGGTAAAGCGATGCGGAGATTTTGTATTTCAATAATTTGTCCAATTTGCCCAGTTTTACTTATTACTACAAAGTCATAGTCAGAATTATAACCATACTCCCATTTTTTAAAACGATTTTGTTTTTTTAATATCTTAGGGTTAACAACGTCTTTAATCTCTTTCCATAGAGTTTGTTGGTAAATCATTTACTTCTCCCTTCTGCAAAACCTTTAAAAGTTTTTTCAACTTTAATTTCTTTAGGTTTTTCACTTAATAACTCTTCTTCTGTTTGTATCTTAGTTAATATTTCAAAAGCATCCATTATAGCTAACTTCTTAGTAGCGGCAGCATTCTTTAATCTATCAGCGCTTACATCATCGTCTGAGTCAACAATCTTTTCTTTTGCTACCTTAATTAGTTCCTCAATTGCTTTTTGCCCAGCTTGGATTATTTTCTTTTTCGTCTCCTTCGTATTCATGAGTCAAAGCTATATCATTTAATTTCATACAATAAAGTCGTTCGTTATTTATAATAAACTCAAATTCAGAGTTTGGTGTAAACGTAACAAGCGCTCCAGGTGTTATTTTAAGAGCTTCTAAGAACTTATTAGTATATTTAACTATACCAACATTAGGTTGTTCTTTTCTGTTCTTTAAATAATCTTTATTTAATATTGGTTTAACAAAGCAATAATTTAAATGACATTTGTTATTGTACATATATATTTGCTCAGGATAAGCAAAGTATAAATCATTTTTAAAAAAAGTAGAAGAGTTTTTCTCTCTACCTTTCATATCATAATATCTTCTAAATATATTATGATGTACATATATTTCATCATTTACTTCAATATCACTATTGTAAGCTAAAGGCTTAGAAACAACTATAGCTTTTTTACTAACAAATCTATGATCTTCAATGCGAGTATTGATAATAAGGTTAGTATCATCAACTCTTCGTATATTGTCATATCTATTATTTATTGGTTTTATAATAAATTGGTATAAACTCTTCATCAATAACTCAAATCATATTCAACTGAAATAGCCATGTTAGAATTAAACTTTTTCCAAGGAAGTATTTCGTTATTTTTTATTATGTATATATTATATGATTGATCTTTATCTTCAAATAATATATCATTGATAATATGTTTACCATATACTTCTTGACCAAGAGAATAATGCATAGCTTCGTTTTTGTAATCAGTACCTATACTAATCTTTCTTATCTTCTTCATTTTCTACCTCTGTATAAGTACCATCTTCTAAGTTAATATTAACATGGCCATACTTTTCTTCTAGAACTTTTTTTAGTTCTTCTATGTCAGTATTAATATCTGCTATTTTATGCAGCATTGCATGTTTCTTGGTTTCAATTACACCAATATCTAATATTACTTTTTGAAGATCTTCTTGTTGTTTTTTAGCTTGCTCAAGTTCTTCTTCGGTTATTTTATTTTCCATTTAATTTAATTTAATTGTATTTTTGTTTTAAGGACCTACATTAGGGTCTGTCCATTCTGCAGTAGCTAATAAAGCTAAAGCTTGATCATGATCTAGAGTCTGTAATGGTACAACTGTACCATTAGTAATAAAACTAGGAGTAACTTGGTAAGATAACATAGCCTGTGTGTTAGCTAGATTTCTTCTCATAGTTTGAGCGCTAGTTGTATTTATCTGACTAAAATCAATTAACTTAGTCTGCGTATCTATATCTATCACTATATATGTTGTCATTTTACTTTTTTTTTTAAAAATTAACCAGGTACACTTGTTGTTCTACCTGAATTAGCTGGTGTTACTCCTTGGCCATTTGGATCACCATAATCAGCCATATTAATACTATGTGAATTTTTAGTACTATTACTCATATCTCCTTTTAAATCAGTTATGTCTAAACTAACGCCAGTTCCATTTGCGTTACTTCCAGGTGCATTACCTATAATATTTTCTTGAACTAAATTTACTCCGGTTGCATCTCTATCTCCAATAGCATCTCTTGCAACTAAAACACTTCCGTTGTAATAAACTTTTTTACCGTCTAATGTATACCAAGCATTAGGAGCAGTTCCAGAAAAACTACTTAAGTCTGTTGGAATACCAGCATTGTAAATCTCTGTTACTTCTGTTTGTGTTAATGCTGTGTTTTTCCATAAAGCTACATTAGATATTGCTCCATCCAATCTTGTTGTAGAATAAGCTCCAATAAGATCACTTGTAGTAACTGAATTTACAGGGCCTGCTAATGAAGCATTATTACCTTTAACTCCGTTAACATATATCTCTATAGTACTGCCATCAAAAGTTCCTATAACATTATACCAAACCCCGACTGTAGGCGTAATTCCAAAACCAGCTGCTACACTAGCACTAGCTGCATTTCTAAAATACATTTGAAAATTACCTGTAGTATTCCATCTCATTAAATACTGTAAGCTTCCAGTATGCCAATTAGCTACTATAGGTTGTTGTGCACTTGTACTGTCAACCTGTACCCATGCAGATATACTAGCGCTTGTAGCTGCATTTAATGTTGCATTTAGCCCAGTGGTAGTTGCAAAATAATCTGTTCCATCAAGTTGAATACTATAATTACTATATGGAGTTGTTCTATATAAATCACTTTGAACTAAGTTAGATGAATCCATACCACCACTTTCACCAGCTAATGTATTTACAAAGCCAGGGTATTCTGTAGCTCCGTTATTAGTTCCGTTATTAGATCCTTTTGAATCTTGTATACCTGTAGTTGTGTTATTTAATTTATACCAAGAAACAAGGTTAGAAGTAGCTGAATGGCTTGAGAGATTAGATGGAGTTCCATTGTTATAAATTTCTGTTATTTGTGAAGATGTTAAATCTGTATTCCAGTAAGAAACATTTGACATTTGACCATTGAAATAACCAGAATTTGGTATTTTTCCAAAATTAAAACCTACCATTCCTGCAACTTTTAAACCTGAGTTACTAAGTGTGCCTTTAACTGACAAAGGTGCACCATCAAAATAAACAATAACTTTATCAGATGCTGTAGTTGCATCAGTTGTAAAAGCAACATGATGCCAACCATTTGAAACGTAACTTATTCCAAGGTTAGTAACTTCAATATCACCACCACCACCATCAAATAATTTAACTCTTATTCTACCTATAGGATCGTAAAATTGAAAATAAAATTTTATTTGAGAGCCACTTCCAAA